TCGCCTGTGCCTCGCCCAGGGCATCGCCTGTGCCTCGCCCAGGGCATCGCCTGTGCCTCGCCCAGGGCATCGCCTGTGCCTCGCCCAGGGCATCGCCTGTGCCTCGCCCAGGGCATCGCCTGTGCCTAGTGGGGGTGCACCCTGAAAGAGGAAACCGACCTGTGCAGCCTTACCCTTCTCCACGCCCCCGAAAATGTCACCGAAAACCTACATAGAGTTCTGTAGGTAGCGGCACCGAATCCGCACCGAATCCGCACCGAATCCGCACCGAATCCGCACCGAATCCGCACCTAAATAATTACATAAGCTACCACCCATACCGCCAACATCCCTACCCCCACATCCCCACCAAAATATAGCTTGACAAAATCCGCTTTCTATGGTATAATGTTTGAACAATTAAAGGAGGAGCTACCTATGTCAGAAAAGTTCACCAGCAAGGACGCAGCCCTGGCCTACCTGCAACAAGATCCGTTACCCTGCCTGCTGTGTGGGCAGCTTTGCCAGTCGCTAGGGATGCACCTTCAGCGTTCGCACAAGAGTACATCCCGAGAATACAAGATCACCTTCAACATTCCGCTCAGCCTGTCGCTGACGGCACACAGTACGAGAGTTAAGAATGTAGAAGCTGGAAAGGTAAAAGTACAGGAGGGTAAGTTGCTCTCAACAAAAGACCCTGCAACGTACCAAAAGGTTCGCAGCAAGGTTGACCGAACGAAGAAACGAACGTATCCCTTCATGGGACCGAACAAGTGGAAGGAAGAACACTTCGACCAACTGTTCCGCATCATGAAGGACCAGCAAGTGACCATCAGTAAAGCTCTTGTGTTATTAGAAGGACCGGATTATTCTACATTTCATAAACACATCACCAAGAACCCAGCACTCAAGCAGAAGTTTCTGGATGTGGTTCATTCGTTGCCTATCCACCTCCAGGCAAAGATGCACGCTACATCCGAAGATAATAAACAGATGGTGCTGAAGATAAAAGAAACTGGACTATCCAACGTGAAGATAGCAGCCCTGCTTGGAGTTAACGCCGCAACCATTGACCGGATTATTAAATCCGCTAAGGAGACACCATGACCTTTAACAAAATAGAGTATAAGAAGTTCCTCAAGTACCTGCGGCGTGCCTATCCACTGCCAGACTGCCCACCCATTGCCCTTAAGTTCCACGAAGGGCTTATAGATGGGTTCGCTAACGGTAAAGTAGAGATGAGCCCCAAGAAGATAACCATGACCATCAATACTGCCAGGGATCATCGACTTCCGGCGCAGGTTATAGGGCACGAGTATCGGCACCTCATCCAGGTCGGACTTATGAACTGGCCAAGTGGTAGTGCTGACCACGATAAACGGGAATCTGATGCTAACCGTTTTGGAAACAACGTGCTTTGGGAGTACACGGAAGCCTGCACAGCAACCGCATAGGGATTTTTCAAAACATACATAGGTATAGGAGCTACGCCATGAAAGAATTAAGAATGTGCTACTACGCACCAATCCCCGACAAAGATGGTATTATCAGGCCAGTCATGGTCACCGAAGACTCAACCGAATTTGAACCGGTTGGTTGGGAGTGGGAGGTTACCCTCAAGGAAGCCCAGGCTACCGTAAGGGAATACAATGCGAAGCTTGGGCTTACCCCAATGGATGTCGATGACATTTTGTTTTCAGCAGTGTATCCTATCGCAGGGAATAGATGTTCGGCTTGCGGAGAGTATCGGGAGGGGCATTATGAGCGGACCAGTCTGGTCGAATAAATACGGTAGGTGGTTCAAGGATCGGTCAGCCTTAGGGAAGTACTCCTTCAGGGATAGGTATACCAAACCTATCCTGTCTTGGGGAGGACTCAGGGATTCGATGAACTGCGACCAGTGGAACAAGGACCACCAACTTGGGAAGTATCAGCCACAGGTGATACCGGGAATACCTAACCTGCTTACGTATTTCGTGACAGGGGCGGTGTTCATGGCACTCGTGACTTTTTGCGCGATTCATTAACTTTATTTTCACTTACCCCTTGACATATTCACATTTGTATGGTATACTTGTAGTAGATAATTAAGCAGTGCGACATGTCGCACCAAGGAGTTTTCATGGCAGCAGCATCAGGATTGGTTTTCATACTGGTCGGAATATTGTTTTGTGTGGCTGCGGTCAGAGGGTGGGTGCATTGGATCAACAAATAATTCGCTTAGGAGCATTGATGCCTATATGGTTGGATTGGACAATTCTGGCCGGTCTCGTGGCTGCTTACATGGTAGCTACGCATTTCGAGCACCGGAGCTTTAAAAATGACGGACTTTAACTTTCAGGTAGACCACTGTGTCTATGATACATCTCACTGCTACCACATCTGCCACGGCTGCAAGTGGGGCACTATTTACTGCCCTATCTGCGATATGTGGGTAGATGTGTACGAGAAGCCTGACGGACAGCTTATCTGTGGTGAGTGTGGAGAGAAACTAGAAGCTAACGCAGAAGGAGATAACTAGCATGGCAGAGACAGCAGTAGATGTTCCAACTAACAAGAAGACGATAATCTTGGTGATAGTAGGCGTAGTCTGTGCCCTATCCGCACTAGCTGCACTTGTTCCGGCAAGTAGAGAGTATGTAGTTACTATCGTAACGTCGCTGTTATCGGTAGTCACACGGTTGTTTTAAGGGGACCAGATGGCAAGGATGCAAGAGATACACTGCGCTACGTGCGGTGAGACTAAGAACGAGATGAGGAACTTTCACGATTACTTCGATGACATTTGTATGAACTGCTACGAGAAGAAGGCTAAAGCAGCTAAGAATGATTGGCTGCTTAGAATCAGTTCGTATCCTATCGAGGAGAGGATTGCTGCTATTGAGTCCTACATCTACGACAACAACATGAATACCAAATTTCTACTAGGAGTGACGAGATAACTATGTGCTATACCGGAGAGTGTCCGTACGAGACGAAGCCAGAATGTGAGTGTGGGGTGTTTGTTAAGGGAATAGTCAAGGGGTTTCCTAAAGATGCCTTTTGTGAGCAGCCAGGGTTCCTGGATCTGCCTATAGTCGGGGTGGCTAAGGGCGATACTAGCATGGATGGAGGTGTGTATGTCGGGCGGTAGTAAGACTGACTTGAAGGAGTTTGATAAGAAGACGGGTGAGGCATTACTAAAGACTGCTGGCATGTTCTTTGAGTTTGAGCCAAAGGTAGCTTTAGGGTTTTGGGACGAGATGGTTCCAGGGTGGGGCCTAGAAAGACGCTGGCAGAATGAAGAGGCTAAAGTTGAGCCTACTCCTGCTCCAGCTCCAGTCAAGGAAAAGGCTCCTAAAGAGACAGCAGACCCGTTAGGTCCTAAGAACTCAGAGTACCTCAGGAAAGCTTGCCTGGATCGTTACAACATGGCTGACGGAGGATTTGTACATCCCGTAGATAATCAGTACTGGAACATCCATGAAGGTCGCGGTGCGCGACCTGTTATGCCTCAGCAGAATCCGTTTGTACGGGCGAAGACGCACCAGAATGCGGCAGGACAGACCTTCTGCTCCAGTTGTGAGCGTATCCTGAGTCAGCCACACAGCGATAAGGAGTGCATCTTCAACCTCAGGAATGATGTTGCGGATTTGAAAAAGAAAGCTCAATACCTCAAACAGCAGCTACGAAGCTTGACGGAAGAGTAAAATAGCAAAGCCCCCATGAGATTTTCTCATGGGGGCTTTTTACGGCGCAAGCATCAATAGATTTCGGATGGCATCTATCAGCCAACCTAACCTGTCGAGCACCTTAACGCGCAACAGGATGCACTTCTTCGTCAAAACCTCTTTAATTTTATTGGGCAAGTTTAACATAACAATCTCAACTCTGCATGGTATACCAGCTACAGTTAAGGTATATACCCGCGTACTAATCGGTGCAATGTATACATAATTAGAATCTGTCATGCGGCCACGACAACATCATGTTTCGCAAATGCTTTACATGAGGAAACAATCATCGCTAATGCTGGGATGAGCTGGGCTACCACAATCAGGGCGCAAAAGCCAAGGAAGGTCCAGACAACGATACCGCTATTGTCTACGAAGTGTGGTGCTGCAAATGCGGGTGTGGCGGAAAGTACGAGGGCAGTGGCTGTCTTAATTGTTCGCATTGTAAACTCCTGGTGTACATCTTGGATTTTATCTATATGCAGTAGTGTATGCACATACAATGCCAACTTTGCAGACAGTCTTAAGTAGCTATTATCCGATAGGTATAGGGAGTTATACAGGGTTATAGGAAGTGCGGAACCACCAAATAGTACAGGATACCTATACTATTTGGTGGTTTATGTATTAGAAGGCTATACTATTTGTAGCGGAGATGGCGCTGCCAATGCCACTCCAAGACCCTCCACAGCCTCGTACGCGTGTTCAGGGGACAGGTGAGAGTACCGCATGGTCATCTTGATGTTGGCATGACCCAGCAAGTTACTGACCGTAGCCAGCGGTGTCCCACGCATGACCATGTGACTTGCGTAGGTGTGCCTGAGATCGTGGAAGTGGAAGTCCTCGATCTCCACCTTAGCCACTGCTGCCGTCCACCGCTTCTGGATGGAGTAGTATGGCTTACCTGTACGCGGGTTCGGGAACACGTAAGGTGTTGTGGCCTGCTCCAGCCACTCTTCCATCACATTGAACAGACTGGAGCAGATTGGCAGTTGCCGCATCTTACCACTCTTGGTCTCGCCGGACCTAAGAAGGATGAACTTGTGCTTCAGGTCGATGTTCTTCTTCCACTCCAACTTGAAGATCTCGGTCTTCCTCATTCCGGTGGTGAGGGCAGTAAGGACGATGTTCCTAACGTCCCCCTCACAGGCCAACAGGAGCGCCCTACACTCATCGTATGACAGGTAGCGTAATCTCTCTCCACTGTCCGTCAGCGCCTTTACTGCTCTCACCTTTTCAAGTACATCTTTGCTGCACATCCCCCACTCTTTAGCCTTGGTGAACATCGACTTCAAGGTCGTCATCTTTCGGTTGATGGTGGAGTTCTCAAGGCCATCTTCCATAAGTTCTGTCTGCCACCTCTCTAATAGGCGGGAGTTGAAGGATGCCAAAGGAACCCTTCCGAACTTCTCTTGGAAATAGCGAACGGTATACTTGTAGGTTCGCTCAGCGCCCTTTTGCCGCGTCAACATCCAAGGGACGTACTCCTCAGCCAGATCATTAAAGGTAATAGTAGACTCCTTAACCGGCTTAGGGGGTGCGTCTGGGCGCATCCTACTCTCCCTCTCAGCCACTGCATCTCTGATGGTGGTCTTCCCACTCGACTCCCTTACCCGATCCCCTCCTGGTGCTGTGTAGCTGATCCAGTACGCCGAACTCCTCTCCCGCTTGAATACTCCCGGTGGTAATTTTGCCATGTCACTCTCCTTTTGGTATGCGACACACTACAGCCTAACTATTCACTTGTCAACAGTTAGTTGGTTGCGTAGTGTGACGCGAGTGTGACCCAAACTGGCCCAGCTCTAGCGGCAATTTATAACTTTACAGAAGTACATATAGCTGATATACCAGTATAAACCAGTCACAGCGACAGTACAAACTGCCTAGTTTTCCCCTTGCCAAGGTTGAAGTCGCGGGTTCGAATCCCGTTTCCCGCTCCAAAAAAACACTAGAAAAGCCAGAGGGTTACAGCAATTATGCCGTAACCCTCTTTCTTTGTCAATCCCCAAAGTGTGACCAAAGTGTGACGAGACTTGTTTCGAGTGTGACGAGTGTGTCAGTACAGGGTAGGCAGTTTCGGTATCCTGGTCGGGGCGGTTTCGGGAAAGGTGTAGCATGAGGAATAAAGCCACCTGTCCACGTCTTTCTTTTTGAACTTGGTTACACTCCCTAGCTTGAAGTGTGGGAGCGTTTTAGCCATGATCTGTCGGTACACCCAGTCAGAAGACATGCCCAAGTACTCGGCCAGCTCTTTAACGCCCCACAGGGCATCCTCCGGCTCCTGAGTGGGCATCCTCGCAGCTATCAGCTTATGGAACTCATCCCGCATATACTCCTTTAACGCATCGTCAATGTAGGCCATCAGTTTCCTTTCTTGGTGCGGTTGAGGTACCAACTACGCAGGTACGCGTAGGTCATAATTGTTGTAGTGAACACTCCGAGTATTGTCATCCAGAAAACAGTCCATAGGTCCTCAAAATTGAGCTTGTACGACTTACGCTCTATTAAGTATGCAATGTAAAATCCTAGAGTAGGGATGAAGCCTGCGGCGATCCATAATGCGGCGAAAGTCAAAAGCATGAGTCTCCTTTAGTTGGTGTAGTTGTCTTTGGCCCAGCCCTTCCCTATCAGTTGGAAGTTGGGGGAAGATACTGCGCGTTTCATCTCTGCCCCACAGTGGGAGCAGACGACAAGGCGGGTATCGGAGTATGGTTGAATCTTGTCCTTGGTGTCTTTACAGTATGGGCAGTCGTATTGAAACATCGGCATAACTATACATTTCTCCATAATTAGATTGATAGATTATAATATACACTACTGCATATTTATGTTGACAGAATCAGGAATCCGTGATAAAATAGAACCTGTTCTGCCGGAAAAAACCTAATAGGGATTTATAACTATTTATTACTCCCCAGAAGGTACCTCCCTACCCTGTTTAGTGGTAGACCGGAGCAGAGAGTGACTTAGCCACGATGTACGTTTTCAACTCCTCCTGAATAACCTTCCATACTGCCACTGCTGCACCATCCATAATCTTCTTATCCCTGGCTTCCAGTTGTGCATCAGTGAAGACGTGTGCAGTGAGGATGAGTGACTCATCTCCGTTATCATCCTTATCCCATCTGTGCATGATGAGTTTCTTGTTGATGAGTATTTCCAGTAGCCCTTCCGCCACCCTACTGAACTTATCGAAGCCAGGGAGTTCCTGGAGGGTAGCCATTCCAAAGTACTTACCGAAGCCCTTGGTTCTGTAGTGTCCGAAGTAAACGAGGTTGTCTGTCTGCATGTTATGCTCCTTGGTAGTTGTGTTTGCATTGTTAGTTGGTTGTGAATAGTTGAGGTGAAAGAATAACCCGTAGCTTGTGTTCTCGATTAAAAACATAACCTACGGGATGGGGGTTACACCATGAATACATCCACACTCACCGCTATCAGCGGTAGGACTAGGGCTTTAGGGTGTGGACAGATATGCGCAGTTTCTCTGTTTATGCAGGCCATGCAACCTGGATAGGATTGTGGCGCGTAGGCGTAACACGGCCATATGGGAGGTTTACACATCCCCGAAGTAATGATGGTAGAAGCTATCGCTAGGTATTGAGTGCGCACATACCTGTTAATTTTTATCCTGTTCAGGTGGATAGAAAACAGGTACACAGCCGGAAACGTAAAGGTCATAATTACCAACCATACCCAAGCATGTTTCCTTAACAACACCTTGGGATTCTTAATAATGAAGTGTAAAGAAAAAATGCCCATCCCCGCAGCATAATAGTTTGCTATTGATTTTATCATACCAGCTCCTGCCTAATATATCCCATCAAAATCCTTGAGTATCCTACTCCCTTACTGAGTAGAGTCAATAGCGTATACAACATTTCTGCATTATTATCTTCTACTTTCTAATGTAACTATCTTGTAACATTCACTTTAGACTAAGTATACACCACAAACTCGATTTTGTCAACCCCTTATTTTCATTTATTTACGATTTTTTCATTATGGCCCTTGACAAATTAGCAATCGTGTGGTATACTATTAAAAGTTGAATAAAACGTAATGAGGAGGTTGGCATGGCGGAACCGAACATGAGTCTTGCAGTTATCGGATCGGAAGCTTTTGAGCTGGCAGAGTTTGAGCTTCCCGTAAGCACCAAACCCGCCGCCCCTATCCTATGGTCTATACAGAAGTATGAAGTAGCGCAGATGGTAGCGATGAAGGGGCTGTCTCGTAAGGAGATCAGCAAAGTAACTGGTGTTCCCTTGGCGACCATTACTCGCTGGCTATCGAATGGAGAGTTCACCGAGTACATCAACAAGATAATCGTAGAGTCGGCTACCTTGGCTAAGGCTAAGCGGTTGCAGTTCTTGACCAAGGTGTTGGATGCTCGTATGGAAGAGGCAGAACTGAATGGTGACTTTGCCGGGGCCTCTAAGAAGGACACTCTCGATGTCATCAGTGAGCTTAGAAAAGAAACTGAAGGTGAAGACAAGCAGGAGGAGTCGAACTACATGAAGCTGTTCGAGAAGCTGATCGACAAGACGCAGACTATTCAGGTGATTAACCAATGACGGAGACGAGAGACTTTAGTGGACAGACTGGAGCGTTTCCAGCGCACAAGGTAAAGAAAGATAATAGCAATCTGTACAAGTACAACTCAGACCTATCTAATGCTATAAAGAACAAGTCCTCTCGGTACAGCTCTTACTGCATAATAGACCAGATAGATGATGAAATGCTGGAGGAAGTTTGCGGTTATTCTGAAGATCAGGGCATAGATATCCTTATGGATTTCAAAGAATTCTCTAAAAGATTATCTGATAGGGACAGTACAATCTTATACCTGTACCTATTCTCCAACGAGACTAACCAAGACATAGCAGACGCTGTAGGACTAAGTAGGCAGTGGGTTCATTACGTCCTTAAGCGTCTTACCAAGTCGTTTGCTAGGTTTTACATTCCTTCATAAAATAAACTTTACAGAATAAGCCTCGTATGGGACAGACTTACTTTATGTAGGACTATACTTTCACGAGGTAATCCATGAAACACTACTTCACGCAGTTTCTGAATAAGATCGGGAATACTCCGGGGATGGTGTTTAGGATGTACCTAGCAGCAGTCCTTTTTCAGTTTTCTATGCTCAGCTTCGCCTCGATACACACTCCCAATACCAACTCCGCAATACCATTCCTAGATAACATAGCCGACACTCTCTTCGTAGCTAAGTATTGGTGGGGAGTGGCCAGTCTCGCTGCTTCTTGTGGTATGTTGTTTCGGTACAAGTTAAAGGCTTGGCCTGCTGGAGTGTTAACCGCTGACCTTCTAGCAATCGCGTCATTTGGCTTCTTAGGTTACGACTACGCCACAGACAAACCCCCTGTGTTTGCAGGCAGTATCCTCGCAGTAACTTCGGCTGTATTTTTGATAGGGGGGATATTAGATGAAAGAAGAAGAGAGGGACTTAAGTGATGTGCATCATTATATGCACAGTACGGTAGTAGATCGCCTTGATAAACTAGAGGAACACTACGAAAAGTTAGTGGAACCTGAGTCAGGAATACTAGCTAAGACTAGACAGAGCCTATCGGAGGAGTCTGCTTCCGGCATCAATAGAGTAGATATGAAATTAAACTGCATCCTAGGGTTTATCTTGACCTCGGTAATTGGGATAATCATTACCATCTTGATGAAGAAGCTAGGGTTGTCATAAGAGGTACCTTTGTCATCCCTAGACGAAAAAAGCCCACAGATACTGCAATACTTCAAGCTAAAAGGAAAACTCAATACCTACGCATTCATAGACCATCTTAAGTCGGTACCCAGCATTCGCATAACCCCCCACTCAGGACAGATGAGCATCATAGATGCCTACGAGGAAAGGATTCCTCCGACTGGTGATGCTCTCGCTATGGGCTTGGACTTCGAGTATAAGTACCGATTCCTCGTAGCGGCTTGTGGTAGGCGGTTTGGTAAGTCTGTGGTAGCGTCTTTGTTAGGGGCTGAAGAGTTACTCATCCCCTACTCTAAAGTTCTCATTTGTAGTTACACCCTAGATAACTGCGAGGTTATCTTTAAGCATATCCGGTCCATCATCAAGGGTCTGGGTGTAGAAATAACGATGGATAGGACGAAAGACCTCGAACTGGAACTGGTAAACGGTTCCACCTTGAGAGTAGCGTCTATCGACAACGTAGAGTCTAAACTAGGAACCGCAGTCTCGTTATTGATCGTAGATGAAGCCAAGCTTTTTCACCGGTCGTTGTACGAGACTATTTTGTTACCTATGACTCTTGACTACTACCCCTACTCGCGCAGCATTTTGATTAGTAGTCCTCAGACCGGATGGTTTGAGTCGTACTACAATTACGGGCAGTCTCTATTGAGCAAGTGGGAACGCTACTGGTCGCTTAGTTTGCCGTCCAGCACCAACCCTACGCTGCCTAGAGGCTATCTGGCTGAGATGGAAGCCACCACACCGCCTGATATTTACGCCCAGGAGTATCTCGGGCTGTTCACTTCGGCGGCTGGATTGGTATGCCGGGAATTTTCCGAAGACAACATCTACGATCCTGCTGAATACGAGATGTTCGATACTTGGATGGCTGACGGCAACACAGTCTTCCATACCATAGATAGCGGGTATTCCCATTACTTTGCAGGGTTGCACATCATGTATGTGGAAGAGATTGATACGTTCTTTGTCTTCCATGAGTACCAGAAGAATAAAACGATCACCCAGATTCATGCTGACAACATCAACTCCTACGAGCTTGCGCACAACATACCAGTTGCTCTCAGGTATGCCGACCCTGCTGCTTCTCAGCAGATAGCAGACTTTGTAGAGTTCGACCTGTACTTCAACAAGTCCCTGAAGAATCTTAGAGAGACCATTACCTGCATCAACACATTGTTCTTCCAGCTCAGCTCCAAGACAGGATTACCAAGGCTGCTGATAAGCAAGGAATGCCCTGAGCTGCTTCGACAAGTTCAAACAGTTCAATGGAAGGAAGACGCAGACGAGCAGACTAGGGAGAAGAACTCTGCCGGAGTCAAGCCGTTTAAGGCTGACCTAGATCAACGTACCGACTGGGACATGTTCGACGCATTCCGCTACGGGATGTTTAGCTATATGCAGAATAGTATGGTGTCAATCAGTTCGATAGACATGGACTCTGGACCGGAAGAAGAGGTAGACCCGTACGTGGATATGATGGCGAAACAGGGCTACTTCAAACTATAGTGGCAAAGGACGCCTACATGGATAAAGATAAGCTGAGTAGCTTATTCTTCAGGAAGCCCACTATCGTTCCAGACGTGTGTGTGTTCTCTTCTGAAGAAAAGCAGTTGATAGATTACAACCAGAAAGAAGATAGGTCCCAACCGATTGTCTTCGCAGGTATTGGTCGGACTACCTACGCTTCAGGAATTCCTCCTGCGATTTACGACAACTCTATTTCGGCTGCAAAAGGTTTCCCTATCGTATATGGCTGCATTTCTGCCATATCGGAAGCAATAGCCGGACTCGGAGTAAAGGTTTACGAACTACAGGGTGGTCAGAAGATTGAAGTTCTCGATCATCCCTTCTACCAGATGTTTGCCAATCCGAATCCCTGGCAAGGCTCTTTCGAGTTCATGGAGCAGCTCCAGCAGTCTTTGGATGTAACAGGAAACTGCTTCATATCCAAAGAGGTTGTAGCGGGTGCCTTGGAGTTCTACATCCTACCTTCTAAGTATGTAGCCATCACCCCTGACCCTAAGCTGAAGATTAAAGAATACATCTTCTACATCAACGGTCAGAAGGTTATCTACAAGCAAGAAGAGATCATTCACATCAAGTACACGAACGTGGATGACCCCTACTTCGGCATGCCGCCGTTGTCCACGGCTACCGATATCATCACCTTCGAGAAGAATCGAATCAAGTTCTTGAATCAGTTTTTCGTGAATGGCGCAATCCCTGTAGGTGTTCTGGAAACAGAACAGAACCTTGGGGAGCCGTTGCTGAAGAAGCTCAGAGGTGAGTGGTCAACCATCCACCAAGGTGTCAACAACAGTCACAAGATGGCTATCCTTCAGAGTGGCCTTAAGTACAAGGCTATTGCGTCACCTATCAAGGATCTGGATTTTACCGGCCTTAAGAAGTTGTCCAAAGACGACATCCTGACCATCTTCAAAATCCCAGAGTCTATTCTTGGGAGCCAGGACGGAACCGGCTCTTCTGAAGGTAAGGCAGCTATCACCGCTTTCTGGAGACAGTGCCTCATACCTCGTATCAAGCGTATTGAAAGCAGCCTGAATCGTGGGCTTAAACTTGACATATTCGCCAACGGCACCTTCTGCTTTGAGTTCAATCTGAAAGATGTAGTCGCCCTCCAGGACGATAAGCGAGAAATAGCAGACTACCTTGAGAAAATGGTAGGTGCCTCGATCATGAAGCCAAATGAGGCACGCGCTATCATTGGTCTTCCGAGGGATGAAGACCCATACGCGGATCAACTGTTGGTAAGCAACTCATTCTTCGGGTCGGCACTCATGCCTGTCTCGGATGCACTAAATGGCGGGGCAGGCAGTACTACTGAGAAGCCTGCGGCTAAGCCTGCTAAAGCTACTGATCCTGCTGTTCCCCCTGCTGCTAAGAAACCCACTGGAAAACCAGTACCTGCCGTTCCTCCAGCTAAGAAGGTTGTTCCTGCGCCTGCTAAGAAGCCGGGGGCGGCTAAACCTTAAGTGTAAATAAACACTTTTGCATACTTACGGAGAACTGAATGGAAAATACAGAAATTACAACCAAGGAGTTTAACGTCCTTACCCAGTTTACGGTAAAGGCTGCGACCACTCCCGCGCACGACCCAGGCATGGTTCCTGAGGACATGGGAGAAATTCTCAAGTTCTCCGGTTGTGCCAACTTCTCGGGACTGATCGAGCAGGGAAACGCCTTTATCGACATGGTAGGCGAAGTAGTTGTTCCCTCCGGGATCGACGTAACCGTTTGGAAGTCTAACCCGCAAATCTTACTCCAGCATGATCGGAACTACACCATTGGCAGAGGACTGTCTGTTACCAAGAAGAAAGATGGCCTCTACATAGAAGGTGAGATTCACGCTGGGGCTATGGAAGACGAAGCTTTCTACCGAATCAAGGCCGGACTTCTGTCTTACCTGTCGGTGGGCTTTAGAACCATCAGTGTTGAGTACAAGAAGGTTGGCGACAAGATGGCATGTTTCATTACTAAGTGCCTGCTTGCAGAAGTGTCAATCGTGAGTATCCCCTGCAATAGTAAGTCCCCATTCCAAGTAATCAAATCGTTACCCGAAGACGGCGGATTCTACGCCGGAGAGTTGACGAGCAAAGAAGACGAGGTGGTAGTAGTGACCCTAGAAACAGAGACTAACAAAGAAGACCAAGGAGAGAATATGAAAGTGATGCGCAGAGAACTCCTGTCTGCGGAGAAAGTCAAAGCCTTTGAAGAGTTGGGTCTTGCCGCTGACCTCGACACCGAGAAAGAGTTGACCTTCCCCGAGCTGGTACAGGCAGTGACTGACCAAGTGTTCGCAAAAATCGCAGAGAAAGAAGCTGCCGCAGCTACGGAAAAAGCTGCTGTCGAAGCTGAACTCGAAGCTACCAAAGCTGCCGAACTCGAAGCTACCAAAGCTGCCGAACTCGCCGCTGCTGAAGCCCTGGAACTGGAAGCCAAAGAAGCATTCACCGACGAAGAAAAAGACGCTGTTAAATCCCTTAGCGAAACCCTCGCTGAACTCAAAAAAGTACTCGACGCCGAGTAATACACAACAGGAGACCTATAAACATGAATGAAGAAATCAAAGCCCTTCAGACTGCGGTAGTTGAAATTACTCGCGTCATGAAAGAGAAAGCCGACGCAGGTTACTCTGCCGAAGTTACCGCCCTGTCCACCCAGCTCACCGACATCCAGAAGTCTCTGGCTGACCGGAAGCACACCTTCGCTGTTGCTTCGCAGGCTGATACCACCACGAAAGAAATGTCCATCAAGAGCGACGAACTGTTCATTGCTTCGGCCCTGTGCCAGAAGAAAGACGGTTCTTTTGACCGCAAGATGTACGAGGCCGTTTCTGGCTCTGTAGATTATGTCGATGCTACCAAAGCTTTTGGCGACGTTCTTGCCAACAACACCGGTACGGCTGCTGACGGTGGTGCCTGGATTCCTACGGCGTTCTCTTCGCAGCTCCAGTCAGAAATCTTCCTGAAACTCGAAATTGCTGGCCTGTTTTCGCGTATCAACATGCCTGCTCCTACGTTCGTCCTTCCGTTCTCGCCTGCCCGTATGGTTGCTGCGGCTGTTGCTGAAGCTGGCGCACCTACCAAGGTCAAAGGCGTTACCCAGAAACTGACCTTCACCGCCAACAAACTGATGAGCAACGTCGAGTTCACCGACGAGCTGGATCAGGATTCTATCGTTGCTATCCTGCCGTTCATCCGTAAGCAGCTCATCGACGGCTACGCCCTCTCGATGGAAGCAATGAGCCTGAATGGTGATACCGGCACGACCACCACCATGACTGCCTACACTGGCGAAGACTGCCGTAAGTATGTCAAAGGTCTCCGTGCTGACGCGCTGGGCAATACCGCTACGGTTGCTATGGGCGGCACTAAGCCTACCGATTCCCTGATGCGTGACCTTCGCGCCAAGATGGGCAAGTACGGCAAGAATCCGTCTGAGCTGGCCTACATCGTTGACATTGCTACCTACAACGCAATGCTCAAGTACACCGGCTATCAGGCTATCTACCAGTATGGCGCTGGCGCTGTTGTTTGCTCCGGCGAACTCGGTCGTCTGGATAACATCCCGATCATCGTTACCGAACTGCTTCCGCAGATCGGACAGCTCACCATCTCGGTAGACCCCAAGCTCCAGGCTGCTGTTGATGCAACCGGCAAGTGGCACACCACCACGGCTGGTAACGTCTCCACCAACTGCGTGCTGGCCAACAAAAACGGCTACATGTGGGGCGACAGGAATGCGTTCGGTCTCGAAACCTTCCGCAACCCGTTCAACCAGACCCTCAACCTCATCGGTTCGCAGCGCCTCGACTTCCAGAAAGTCCTTGCTTCTACTGACCCGACTTCGGCTATGGGCATCAACATTGTCTAAGCAACTTAAGCGGAGGGGGCAACCCCTCCGCTGCACTTACCTTGGAGGGTTCAGTGGATTACTCTAGCTTGACGAAAGACGAGAAGATTAAGTTGGCTAACGAACTGTTAGCGTCAGCCTATTCTGAAGTAGCACCTGAAGTGGTTGTAGTTGAAGAAGTGAAGCAGCCTAACAACCCGTTTGATCCCGGTGGGGCGATGACCTCCGCTGAATGCGCCTGGACGTAACCCTTACTGAGAGGAACACTATGAGCTTCACTACTATAGAAGATGTAATGTTGTTCCTCAATAAAGAGGAGCTGACTGACCTGGAAGTCAGTCAGGTTACGGCACTGATTAGCCAGATGGATGGGGTAATAGCCAACTACTGCGGGTGGGCTGTTTTAGCTACCGACTACGTTGGTAAGAAGTTTAGCGGAGACGGAACCTCTTCTGAGATCACACTTAGCTCCTACCCGCTTAATTCGATTACGTCCGTAGTGCAGGATGGGGTAGAGATTAAGGATACCCTTGAAGCAAGTAATGAGGAAGGAATCCTGTTCATTGCTGATGGCACGACCAAGTTCACAAAGGGCTTGCGGAACATTGTTGCTTCGTATAACGCCGGATTCACGGCAGTTCCTAGCGACCTAGTGTATGCAGCCAGCTACCTTGTAGGCGTTCACTTCGACCGAATCAGCGAGTCTACGATAGCGGTAGAAGACGAGAAGTTCAACACCATCACTGTAAAGCATGCGTCTACTGACCTTCCTAAGTTGGTCATCCGAGTCCTGGACCGATACCGATTGATTTCCATCTACTAAGCTGAGAGGTCTTATGTCTACCACAATGTCAAAAGCAGTGATGCGTATCCTTAAGACCAAAGTAGGTATTGTTGGGACTAACCCCAGAATATTCAACGTAGACACGAAGCGGTTCTCCTACGGATACGCCGAAGTTAATATCAACGCCTCGTCTCCCTTCAGTCGCACTAAGGTGCATAAGGGCTGGCTAGAAGGCGGCTCTGATATCGTAGAAGGGTCGTTAATTCAGGACCGGCTAGACAGCAATTACTACATGGTTATGTCGGTGAAGAAAGAAGGATGGAAAGGTGAGGTGGCGTATAAAGACGTTACCCTCTACTATTGCAACAAGACCTGCACCATCCAACGGTTTAGTGAGGCTAAGGCTACCAATGCGTTCGGTCGAGTGGTTGACTCCGCTCCTGCTACGCTGCACACAAACGTCTACATCATGGTCAATCCTCAGAACTACGACGAGCAGCCGGGGAAGGATATCATCCTAGAGAACAACAAGATTAAGTTGGCCATACAGTCTAAGTACGGGGTCCAGGTCAACGACCGCATTGTTACTTCTGAGGGAGACACCTTGATTGTCGAGACGGTTGATAAATACTCCTTGGTCGGTATATGGATTCTAGGTGTAGACAAGGATTCGAGGTAGTCGCAATGGGTATAACTTTTACGGTGCCTACTGAAGGTATTAATAGGATACGTAGCAAGCTGATGAAGACGATGCAGGAAATTGAGAAGCCAAGCAGCGCCGTATACAAGTACAAGATAGTGCTGCTGAATGAGTACAAGCAGGCTGTGGCTTCTGCTATGGGTTCTGTGTCTGCGCGGGGCGGTAATGCCGTCCTATCGTTTCAGGGTGATACTAAGGCGGTATATTGGAAGAACTTATCGCCGCGCACCCTGGCTAGAAAAGCTATTAGGCTAGGTCTCATATCCCCTAGCGGGTTAAGTGGTTACAAGGAGGCTAAAGCAGCCGCTTACGCCAACTTTAAAAACGAGTTTAGGATCTGGGTAGATACCGGCGACACAAGAGGATCGGTTGATGTCTATGAGACGGATGGATTCGCTGGCATACGTGGTAATGCAGAGACTATGAAGAGAGCCTACCAGACTGAGTTCGGGATTGGTAGCACCGGAAAACCTATGCCTGCTCGCGGGTTGTTCACCATTATCAACGCAGAGTTCGTGAGAGCCAAGTTAAAGATTATGGAACACGTCAAAGCAGACGTAGTAGCCACTGCAATTCAGTGCGGGTGGGGTGCATCTAACTAGATACCGAGGAGATATTACTATGTTGACCTTGCACCAAGTAGAGTCGGCACTTCTTCGGCATCTGCACGAACAGCTAGAAGTACCGCTAGGAATAAAGATCTTTGAGAGCGTCTTTTATGTAGACTTTACCACCTACACAAAATGGGTAGTTATAGACTACCTTTCAAATGTTCTGGGGCCACAAGCCAAGCAGCTTCTATTTCTGCACATAGCTGTAAAGAAGCAAGGGCAGAACGAAGCCGAAGAGTTGGCTAAGTTGGTAGATTCTGTCTATTCCGTAGTAGACCAAGGAACTAGGTTTGCTGTGTATAACTACACTACCGGAGCTGTAATCGGAGAAACAGAAGTTTGCGAAGTAAGCCTAAGCCCGGTTATGCAACATCAGGGTGGCGGCAGTTACCGTAGTTTGACACTTGGATTGGTTTACTAACACCAACAAAACAACCACTTAATTCTTAAGGAGATTTAAAAATGGCTACACTCAGTAAAGATTATCAGCCTGTTGTAAAAGACGTTAATAACGTCCTCGTAGGCGTTGCGCAGGTTAGACTTGGCAAGCCTTCCACTCGTGCGGTCAGTTCTTGGGTCAACCCCACTGCGCAGACTGTGCCTACCGCTGTAGGCCAGAGCACTACCTTTGTAGATGCTACCGACGCTACCACCGTTATTGTAGTCCCTACTGCCAACACCACAAACACCGGAACTATTGGTACGGTCACCGTAACCGGAACGTACACCGGCAGATATGACGGAACTGTAATTATACGGTATTCGTCTACTACGCTGTTGGAAATTTACGCACCTAACGGGTTTAAAACCACCGCAGCTATTACCACACTTACCTCCGTTCCTTTGACTGTTATCAATCTGGGTACTGCTGCTCCGTCTGGACTTTCAGTTGCCGCAGGCGTATTTGGCACTGCACCCGCAGTAGGTGATACCTGGGTAGTTCCTGTCTTCGCTGCTGCTACAACCGCGTGGTCGCGTGTCCAGACCGGAATCGTCTCCCCCTACTCTATCTTCACCGGTTCTGCTGACTCGGTAGGTGGACTCAAGTCCTCTAGCTTCCAGCCCAAATTTGATAGTATCAAGACGCTGGAAAGTGGCATGCCTGAGGAAGTAGTTGACCGTATTGTTACCAAAGTAAGTGCCCAGCTTAAGTTTGACTCCCTTGAGTACGGAAACAGTGCTATCTCTGCTTTGCGCGTTGCAGTACAAGATACCATTAACAATGGCAACCTCGTTTCGTTCCCGGCTGAAGTTGTTATGCGCACACGCGGTAACAAACTGGTTACCTTCTGGGTTCCTAACTGCGGCATTACCAGCGCACCTACGTATGCGCCGACCAACGACTACAGTTCGCTTAGCTGGGAACTTGAGTGTCTTAACCAGTGCGAGATCGGGGCATGGGTTACCGGCAATGCTAACAACCTCGGAACGGATTATGCCACTTGTGTACAGACTGAAGTAGCCGCATACAATGCTTGGCTGCGCAATGCTCCGCTGTTTCAAGAATTGCAGTATACTCACTAAGATTAGTGCGACATGTCGCACCTACCACAAGCAGAGGCGTGGTTTTACCGCGCCTCTGTGTGTTCTCCCCTACTATGAAATACTGAGGATCAAATGGCATACAACAAGGTTAGCTCGAAACTTTATCAGGCCACTGTAAACGGCAAGTATGTAGACATCAACTGTCCGTACGGTAAAGTACAAGCAGTATTTTCAGCCTTCATTGGGGCTGGCGGAATGATTACCGAGGACGGTCAGGTACAGACCGACATCATCTCTCTTATTAGTAACTTTCAGCGAGTAGGCGACATTCTGCTTACGGAGTATGGGGCTAAGGGAGATATTATTTCGGAAGGGGATTGCTCTATTCTTGACACCGAAGAAACCGTGGAGCTGTTTGAAATCGCTGTCGATGTTGTAACGGGTTTTATCGAGACCATAACGGCGATGCAAGCGAGGCAGGAAGCGAAGGCAGCGGTTGTGGTCCAGCAAAAAGAAAAAGAGGCAAAAGCCAAGAAGGACAAGAAGACGACAACTTAACAGTTGACGGACTCATAATGTCCCTTTCGGACTTCAATCCGTTAACCTACCTCTACTACATATGGGGTTATAGTTGGAATGAGATACTTTCCTACTACAAACAAAAGAACAAAGAGTATGTAGACAAGCGCAAGGTAGACTTCGACTTCATGATCCAACTAGCTAAGGCAGCTCTAGGCAGTGGTTCTGGTGAGGATGGGTACACCTTAGATACAGGGGAAGGTATTGAGGATATGACCGATGAGCAGGAAGCGGAACTTCGACTCGCTCTCGGAGATGATTTCGATAAACTTTATGGGTAATTAATGTGGGTGGGTTATAATAGGTGAGTAGCCTGAGTAACCCACCCATTTTTCGTCAACTGGTTTGGAGGTTATTGTGCCTGAAGTATACGAGAAACTTGGAATTGAGATAGCCTTCAAACCTGATGCGTCGTTCACTGCACTGGATGACTTACTGAAAAGACTTACCGCCTCTTTCGAGAAGATTGGCGTGGCGGTTAAAGGACCCGAGGCTGAGGTAGATAAGCTGAGTGGGAAGTTTCAGGCACTGGCAAATGTAATCAACATTCTGTCTCCAGGACTTAACGCAACAGCAGAAGACGCCAAGAAGCTTAATGCAGTAGCGGGAGACACAGCCAATCTTACCAAGATGGCAGAAGCCATCAAGAAGCTGGCTTCAGCAAATGCGGAGAGTAATGCGGCGGGAAAGGTTAGAGTAGAGACTTTAAAAGCAGAGTCCAAATCCGCAGACGAAACCGCCGCTATTTTTAAGAAAGCTGCTGAGGAAAGAAGTTCTATCAGCAAAGCTTTGTCTGCACGAGAAGCTGCTGAGTCCAAAATCCGTATAGCTAGCCTAGAGGGAGAAGCCAGAAAGCAGGCTGAAATAGCCGCAGCGTACAGGTCTGCTAGTAGTACGATTGGCGGTAAGGCTGTACTTTCTAAAGACGCTGCATGGGATACAGCACTTCCTAGCTACCTAGCAAACCAGTCCGCCGCTAACTCTAAATCATCTTTCGCGGCTATGGTTCAGGCTGAGAAGGAGATCGTTGCAAACGCCGCAGCAGAGCGCAAAGAGTCTGTAGATAAGATAGCTAAAACAGAATATGAGGCATCGCAGCACCGTATAGCTCAGACTGAAAAAGCCAGACAATTAGCTAATAAGGCAGATCTTGAGCGTATCAACAACTTAGATATTATAAAGAGAAAGGAAGCGGAAGCTGCGGCGTCTGCCTCCTCCCTCGCAGCTCGTAATAACTCTATGGTTGGTAGGCAGGCATACCAAGCTGCTTTCGATTCCAGATCCGCTACTCCTTGGTCGGCTGGGATGTACAAACCTGCTCCTGGTGGAGGTGTTGTTCAGTCCAGCGTCAATACTGATGTTTCTTCCGTAGGGTTAGCCAATGCCAGAGTAGCTGCCGAAGCGTACGCTAGGTCACTTACGAAGATAAAAGAAGAGACTGATAAAGCCAAGGCTGCGACTGTAGGCTTGCATGTAACCTTTGGAAACATGATTACTCGACTGGTTGAGTTCTACTCAGCTAGAAAAGTCCTGTTCTTTATCTCAGCAGAGTTCTCAACTGCCACCCACAGCTTGATGCAGTTTAATCAGGAACTCCACGACACGGCTGCTATAGCAAACGCATCATCTGCTCAGATGGATAGATTCTCCGAAGCGGCAATGTCTATTGCCAAGAACTCCAAGTTCTCTGCGGCAGAAGTAATGAAGTCAATGAAGACGCTTGCGCAGGCAGGCGTATCTGCGGATGAGTTGCCAGCAGTAGCCAGAACCGTTGACTTTTTTGCTACAGGCACTGGAGCTACGCCCGAACAAGCCGCCAAGGTTCTAACTACTACCATGAACGTATGGGGAGTAGAAGCAGAGAAGACTGGTCGGATATCCAACCTACTTACCGCAGCACTAAACGCATCGAAGCTGGAAGTAGGAGAGCTGTCTACTGCCTTCAACTACCTAGCCAACCAGTCTGCCATTTTTGACAAGACTATGGAAGAGACTTCCTCCACCATTGCAGTACTGGCTAACCAAGGCTTACAGGCTAGCACGATAGGTACCTCAGTATCAGGCTTGCTGGCGAAACTAGCGGCTCCTGCTCCTAGGTTCCGTGCTCTATTGAAAGAGTTTGGCATTGGGTTAGATGAGATTGCTCCAAGGGCACACTCATTCGCACAGATAGTTAAACGCTTTGAAGACGCTGCAATACCTGCCGAACGCATCATGGGAGCACTTGACCAAAGGATAGGACGTGCTCTTGTAACATCCATGCAGGCAGGGTCTGAAAAGTTTGAGTTGATGACACAGAGAATAACCAACTCAAACGCAGCAGCAGTCGCCTACAACGAATCTATGAAGGGCGTATTAGCCCAAATAAACGTCCTAAGGGGTGAGGCAGTAGCTACCCTGGATGCTCTTGCGAAATCTTCTGGGTTATCTTTCTCGACAATGAAAGAGGGAATTCAGGATATGCTAGTTGGGCTTAGATCAGCTCAAGGAGAGTTCCTCGTATTTGCAACTGTTATAATAGGAGCAATCACTGCGATAGGGGCAGCATTCTGGATGAACCCAGTATTGGCAGGATTGACTGTTCTGATTGGTGGAGTACTTTGGGGAATTTCCAAACTTGGAGAGGCCAACCGAGAACTCGCTAAAGACATTGATAAGGGAGTTAAAGCGTCAGCAGAGCAGTCAGCAGTATACCAGCGGAAGTCCGATGGATTGTATACCATGTTGTCTTTGGTGGACAAGACTAAGGTTACTGAGGAAGGCTATCTCATAATACAGGACCAAAACGTAAAGAAGATACGGGAACTTGTTAATACATTTCCTGATGTGTTTGCCGGACTAGATACGAAGAAGATGAAGTATGAACAGTTGACCGACGCCATCCTTAACCATAACAAGGCAAGAGATGGTGAGATTAATGGCGATATTCTGCGTTTCAATAACGACGCTAATAAGATTGCTACGCTCAAGCAAAATTCCAAGCTTGCGGCTGATTACGAAAAAGAAGCTTTAGCCTCTGGAGAAGAGACTACTGCTGAGTTTAAGAGACATAAAGCAGATATTGACCAGAAGATAAAAGAGGCGGAAGACGTACACGAAAAGGACGCTGCCGCTAACATTGCCCCTGGAAAAAATGTCACCGTATTCCTCGACCCAACAGGAACCAAACGCGCAGTTAAGGACTGGGAGAAGGACAAGGAGCACGTCCCAGGAGAACCTGCCATCGTACCGGAAAAACCTGTTGCAGCTAAAGTAAATCCTCAAGCAAAGAATGACGAAACCTTTCGCTATTGGGCGGGGCAGCAAGACGATAAAGATGGATTAGACGCACTCAAGCGAGACAAGGTTGAGAATGAAAAAATAATCTCCGATAAAACCAAAACCTTAGAGGAGCGTACTAAGGCGTTTCTGGAGATAGAGAAGGTAAACTACCTTTCCTATAAAGAAGAACAGCATAAAGAGATTGACATACTTAACAAGAAGTTTGCCGATACCAATGGAATGCTTTGGGACACTGAGGGCCAGCAGTACAGACACCCCACAGAGTTGGCCAAGGACGGAAGTGGGCGGGGAAGGGTAATAACGGCACAAGATAGCCTCTGGAATAAAGCTGTAGCTAGTGGAAATGTTGGCGTCCGTAATGACAGAGCTAACTCCATACATGAAGCTGCTGCTGTCAAATTATACGACGCAGATCAGAAGGCAGTAACCGAGTTTGATAAAGGCAACGCTACCGTAAAACCCCTAGGAATATTCAACTCCGACAGCAACGACAAGCAAGCAGAGCGTAGACTTGTACTTATTAAACAGGCAGTAGCACTCAGGAAAGAGGATGCCAAGTCTGCGCAAGACATCATAGACCTGGATAACAAAATACTCCAGGCGGAGATAGAGTGCAACGAGCAAAAGCTCCGAGGATACAACCAGGAGCTACAGTCAGCAGAAGTTTCGTGGGAAAAAGCAAAGGGCATCGAAGCGCAAGTAGCGTGGGTAGAGAAGTATCAGCTAAAGCTAGAGGGAGTCAGAGAAAAGAAAGATGTCATAGAGGGTACCCTCCCACTCCAGAAAAAGAAACTTATGGACGATAGTCCGGGCGGTGATGGCCTAACAGACTGGGCTATGAAAGGCGCAGACAAAGCCGTAATAGGCATGGGAAGTCTTAAGTCCAACACTGAACAACTCGGAACTGACCTTACCAATACACTAGGTCAAGGCTTCCAAGACACCATGAACGGAATGATCGACGCACTATCCAGAGGAAAGAATGCGTGGGATACTTTTAAGACCGGCCTGTCTGGAATACTAAAAAGTATAGCTGAAGAGTTACAGAAGTACATAATTAAACTTCTGGTATTAGCCGCAATAAAAACTGCCGTCAAAGCTATTAGTGGTTATTCAGCGGGTGGTGAGGTTCCTGCTGGTGGTGATATGGGAGGCGACCCCACAGAGGGGTACGCAAACGGCGGTCTTATCCAACGCTTCGCTACTGGAGGACTCGCCTTAAACGGCGGGAACATTCCAACCAACATAGGTATAAAAGGAAAAGACTCAGTTCCTGCTATGCTTATGCCGGGAGAATTTGTCCTCAAGAAGTCAGTAGTGGATAAGTATGGAGTTGACTATTTCCAGTCTATAAATGCTCAGAAGTTTGCCGAAGGTGGCATTGTAGGGCCTACCGCAGGCAAGGGTAAAGATAAAGACAAAGATGCGAAAGACGCAGGGGCAACCCTTAACATCATAAACGTAGTTGACCCAACGAGCATTCCTAAGACAACTGACGCGGAGATCATCAACGTAATTAGGATGGACCTTGCTAAGAACGGACCTCTTACTCAGCAGTTCAAATCTGTCCTGAAATAACCCGAGAGGGTCTGCTTCGCGCAGACCCTCTACCTAACCACACCGAGGATACAACATGGCATTACTACCCTACCCTACTGTAGATACTTTCCATAGCAAGCGAATACCTAACCCCGCTAGACCTTTGGATGAGGGAGTACAGCTAAATAACTTACTTATATCTTTCGACTCGGGGGCGGAAGAGCGCAGAAAGAGAGGAAAGGCTAGGCGAACCTGGGAGCTTACCTACCCAGCATTATACAGTGACGCATACCAGACTCTGTATAACTTCTTCATAGCTTGTTCAGGTAGCATCGTACCGTTCACCTGGATTCACCCAGAGACTAAGGTTGTCTATAATGTGCGGTTTAACTCCGATAACTTTACTGCTAAGTGTATAGGGAAGAACAGAAAAGGTTCTATCTGGACGCTAGGACTAAAGATCATAGAGGTCATCTAACCGTGAACCCCTCCACCCTTGCTAGGCTGCACAAGAAAGCCAGTGACAGCCCTAGAAAAGAAGTATGCGGATTGCTCACCGTAGCCGGAACTATCATACCTGTAACTAACGTAGCCAAAGCCGAAGACTCTTTCATAATGAGCAGAACCGAGTACCTGACTGCGCTCAATTTGATAAGGACAACAGGAGAAACGCTACAGTGCGTCTACCACTCCCACCTACACGGTGTACCGATAGACCACTCCCCAGCAGACTTAAAGTACATAGCGTCATCCAAGATTGACTCCTTGATTATCAACTCTACAGACTGGAGATACCTACCGTATGCCTCGCTTATTACCACCCCTGTTTAATGCAGAGACCTCTAAAGAACAGCAGGAAATAAGGATTAATCTGTTACAGATTAAGATACCTAATGAAGCTCCTATGTACTTTAATGACTCCAACTCAGATGTGCAGTACCAAGGAGTAGACGGCGTAACCGTAGTTACCTACCTTAAGTTTCCTTTCAAATTTGCTGGAGTGAGCCTTAATTCGGACGGGTCTATCTCCAAGAGTTCTCTTAGCGTAGCTAACGTGAATCGTTCCCTCATGGACGAGGTTGAGCGCAACGATGGGCTACGCGGAGTGCCAATAACGGTACTTACCCTATACGAAAAGTTTCTAGTTGGTGGATCTTCCCCTAGTAGCGTTTCCCGGATAAGCGAAGATTTTATCATAGACTCTTACCAAGCCAACGAGCAGACTATTCAATTTGCGCTCGACCCTATCGTAGATTTGGCCATAAAAATACCTCGTAGGCGTATGACTACCGACAGTTGCTACTGGAGATTCAAGGATTCCGAGACTTGCGGTTATGTCAACCAGAACTATTACACGTACGGTCTTGTGGATGTAGTGCAGGGCAGTACTGTTATTACCGCCTCGTCAGGATTCTACCCAAAATTCAAGAGCAACCTTTCCGCTACGTGGGCGAGCTTCTCTATACTAGGAGATGCAACTCTGTACACGATAGTAGGGTTCCCTACTGAAACCACCATAACAATAAGCCCCGCGTATGCAGGTTCTTCCTCCGTTGACAGGTCGTACGCGATTAAAAGCGCAAGCTCTTTTATATTGGCTACCTGCGACAAAACATATGGCGGCATTAACGGGTGTAAGGCGCACGGCAATGGAAAAATGTTCGGCGGGTTCCCTGGAATATCCGGCTCCAGAAGGATATCTCTGTAATGCACGAGGATACTCTTAAATACCTGCTGATACCGTTTCAACATCTAGGAAGGGAAGCAGCCTCTGGTGTGGATTGCGCGGGTTTGGTTATGTTGTGGTACAGAAACGAGTTGGGTATCCGCATACCTGATTTAATATCCGAGTATCCGGCAGACATTAAAGGAAGAGACTATTTCCACGAGTATCATACGGAGTTAGGGTTTTTACCTGTAAGCGATCCTAGAAAACATGATGTAGTAGTCACTGGAATACAAGGAGTAGCTACGCACTGCGGCGTGTTGCTAGACTCAGCATGGTTTTTACACATGACCCGAACAGGGTCAGCCGTTCACCAATACACCACTGGATACTGGTTACGACAAGTTATGGGTTACTACCGCCACAGAGGATAAAATGAAATTAACTTTTTCGAACGAGTTCATATCACGAATAAACATGCAGAACGAGCTGTACAGTGATCGTACCGTCTTGGGAGACTGCCTGTTAGAGGTGATGAACGATTACCCCCAGTTATATATCTTCCTCCTGGATAACCAAGGCGAAGAATCTATGAAGTCAGTTATGACCCTGAACGGTGAGTACATCACTTCCGAGATGGACATAAACCGCCCTGTAGGGCCTGATGATGTACTGCATCTTAGCCAGGACATACCCCACGGAGAAGGGGCAACCACTAGGCTTATTATCGGGGTCGTACTTCTGATAATCGCTGCCTTGTTGTACTGGACTCCGATAGGTGCCCCTCTAAGTATGTATGCAGTAGGGTTAATGATTCAAACCTGCGTCGTAGTAGGGGTTAGTATGGTAATGGGTGCCGGAGCTGAACTGCTCATGACACCTCCAGGGTCTCCACAAGAGGCTGACGGACTTAACGGTTCTCCCAACTACTCCTTCGGTGGCTTAAAAAATACCACCGCATCAGGAACACCGATGCCTATCATTTACGGTACGCGCCGGATAGGTGGGCATCTACTCAATGTGTATACTGACGTGGTATCCGCAGCGACCTCTGACTTGCTGTCTGACGCGGATAAATCTACCTTATCAGCAGCCGACTTTAACTGGATGCTTAAGAGAGCTACCTACCTCCAGGCCCAGATTGGGTTGTGCGAAGGAGAGGTCGCGGATATATCCAACATCCTTATCAACAAAAAAGCCGCAACGTCATTCATGGAGGTACGCACCAACGTAACCAAGAAAGGCACACAAAGCCAGTCCTGCCTGCCAGGGTTTAACCGCATAGAGAATGTTGAGGCTGTAGGTAAAATAATTACTTTTGCCAATCCAACTGCCACAGCAACTAAGTATGTAGCGGCTCAAGACTTGGTGGTGTACGGGTATTGGAAACCCTCGTTATATACTCTGCCAGACTACAAACAGACGTTTGTGCTTGTTCCGTTAATTGGCGCTTTCAAGTCAGTAAACGGCGAAATGGTCAGCACTACTGAAGACGACCCAGCCAAGATACGGCTGGGCTGGCCTTCCGATGATCGTTACGCCCAGTTGTATAGCTACATAAACGTAGGCGGGTATTGTCGTAAGCATGTAGCAGCGCACATCGAATCTACCGTACTTCCTAGCTCAGTTAGCTCAGGCACTACCTACTTAACTGCCCGACCAGTTCAGGCTCTCAAAATTACCGTAGCAGCCCCGGCTATATACTGGCAGCTTGATGGCACTATGTACTCTACTTCGGTGGATATCACCGTAGCTTACCGCGTAGCGGGGAGCAACTCTCCTTACACGGTAGCCTACTCGCAAGTACCGTTTAGTGGGGCGTCAGCTAGCGAAGTAGATATGGTTTTTGCCATCGGTACTACAGTTCCTGATGGGGTTACAGTTCCGTCCGGTGCTTCTGCTCCGCTTCCTCTCAACTACTATGAGGTTTTGGTGTATCGCCACACTGGTGAAAATCCGAATGAAACCAAGATCCGTAACACCGTATATCTCAAAGATGTCAGCGAGATAATATTTGAAGAACTAAACTACCCGCACACGGCACTCCTTGGCCTTACGGTTAGGGCTAGCGATCAGATAAACGGTAGCATGCCTCCCATAACATCACTGGTAAAGGGCATGCTTATTTCCCTGCCTATCGGATATAACCCTGTAACTCGGACCTATCCTGGTTCCTTTACCGGAATGACATACAACCACGATACCGACACCGGAGTAAAGTACCATAGCGATAATCCGGTGTGGTGCTTGTATGACCTCCTGATGAACAGTAGATACGGTCTAAAGGAATACTATAAAATAGACCCTAACAAAGTTAGTCTTATGCAGGCCAGCTTTTATATGGCGGCTCAGTATTGCGATGAGTTAGTTCCCAATAGTGCTGGTGGGTATAGCCCACGATTCAAACTCGATCTGATTATAGATGGTAGTCAGGCAGCTTCTGAGTGGATATCCAGCATCGCCGTTTGTATGCGCTCCTCGGTGTACTATTGTGAGGGTATGTTCCTTCTGGATATAGACCGGCCTAAACCAATAACCCAACTTTTCACCATGAGTAATATTTCTGATTATTCTCAGGGTGGTCCATCCATAAAGAATATTCCGAACGTGCTGGAGGTGCAGTACCCTAACCCGGATCTGGATTACGAAATTGCAACCATTAGAATTGAGTCTCCAGAATATCAGGCCGATGCTTCGCAGGAAGAGAGGAAGCAACCTCTTAGACTTTACGGAGTAACTGATATAGACCAAGTAACGCGGATTGCGAAGTACATATTACTTGCAGGAAAATACCTTACCAAGGCGGTCTCTTTTAACACCGGATCTGATGGTATCCGCTGCATGATTGGCGACCGAATAGGTATCCAGCATGACATCCCGCAGTGGGGTTATGGGGGTAGGACGGCTAACTACAATAGTGTAGCTAAGACCATTTCGTTACTTGATACGTTTATTGAACCGTACGTAGCGGCTGTTCCGTATGGAAAGGATGCTCTTGTAGTATCTGGTGGATACTTGTATCGCTCAAGCCAGGATGTTCCTTCCGTCACGCTCATTTCCAACGCAACATATTGGGAAAGACTGTACTCAGGCGGGATGGCTATTATGGTTTCTCCGTCTTCGTCAACTACCGAGACCGAAACTGTAACCTCCTTGTCGTTTGTCTCTGGCGTGTTGACCGCTACCCTTGCTTCAGCCTTGACTGTTACCGTAGTTGACTCGGATATGTTTATTTTGGGTGGTGTAACGGACACAGTTAACTCTTTTAAAGTTATGGCGTTGGTGCCTAACGCAGACAAGGGAACTATTGAGGTATCTTGTGTAATCTATGATGCCGCTCTGTACGACCAGTCAGACGACCTTGGCGGAATAACACCTTATATTCCTCCAGACTATTCGATGCTTCCCGACACTAAGAAGCGGTCAGTTAGTGGTCTGACTGTATCCGCTAGGGTGTACACAGACTCCTCGGGTGCTGTCAAGACAGGGGTGGACATTTCTTATAAAGTACCTACGTCCTCCAACTGGTTGAGTGCTGACCTGCACTACGGTCCTAAGGGGTCAGGTACGTTCACTACAGTATCTGGAGGTACCCCTGGAAGTTTCTTTATCTCTGATATATTGGTAGGTGGATTCTACCGATTCGCAATAACTTCAAACTACACAGACGGGACGAAGCAATCCTTGACAGATGCTTTACTGGATCAGACAAACCACCCCTATATGGATCAGATGATAGTTGTGTATTCCTCGGCTAATGGGAATATCTACTCCAACATTACAGGGTTAAAAATTAACGGTAATGCCAACTCCGACCAGTTTACCGGCAAAGATTGTATCGTGACCTGGAACAGAATTGACCTGTCCACGTATGCTAATGATGGTATAGGAAATGAGACAAAGGGGGCGGGTGGAGCAGGAGCGACCAACGCTACTCTGGCTGGATACATAGTTGAAGTTCTTAATGTTTCCGACTCTTCAATTAGACGCTCGACTAAGGTGACCACAGAAACCTTCACCTATACCCACGAAATGAACCACGAAGACGGGGTATCTCGTAACCTTATCTTCAGGGTAAAGGCACTAGACACCACAGGCAACTACTCTCTGCCTTCTCTGATAACTGCTATTAATCCTGCTCCCGCCGCGTTGGAGCCGGTAACCGCAGTACCATATATCGGGTCGGTATCCTTGAACTGGTCAACGGTAAAGGATCTGGACTTGGCTGGGTATACTGTTCACATATCCAACGTATCAGGGTTCACTCCTAGCGCAGATACCCTTATGTATGACGGCACTGGAAACTCAGTGTACCTAACCAAAATGGTAGGGGCGAATTGGTATGTCAAGGCAGCAGCATACGACACCTTCGGCCAAGATTCACTAAACTGGTCGCAGGAGGTGGTATTTGAGGTATTCAGTTCCGCTCACGATATGCTCGTGGAGCTTAATGGGGCCATTAAGGATGATCCCTTATTTACTACCCTCAGCACCAACGTAACCAAGGGGGTTACAGAAACTGTCGATGCTATAAACGGTGCTTGGTCCATAAAAGTTGGCACTGACACTAAGTCTTACGGGATAGCACTAGGTACAGTACCTGCTGCGGGTGCGGTACCGGCGCACAGCGAAATGCTGGTGTCGGCTAACAGTTTCAAGGTGGTAAATCCAGATCTTCCCGACGAGCACAAACAGGTGTTCACTGCTGGTACGGTAAAAAATAGAGCGGGTACCGTAATAAGCGAAGTCGGTATAGACGGTAACTTGATTGTAGACGGGTCCATTACCGCTAACGCCATTCAGACCGATCAACTGTTTGTTGGGTCGGGTGGTATACGGATAGACCCTTCAGCGGTATTAACCTTCGGGCAGGTTGCTAAAGCGGTACCTACTGTAGACCTTTCCGTTAAGGATGCTTTGCAGCAAGAGACGGAACCGTACTTGCCTGCTCCTGTGTATACTCGGGCCTCAACAGCATACTCAGAGTACGACTCCGTGATTTCGGCTGTGGACGCACCTAGAATAATTAAAGGCAGCAGGATTCCCGGAGAAAACTCCATCTTGATGGAACCGGCTGCTACCAACTGGCTTGCCGCAAACCTGCCTAGCCATTTTAATTTAACGGCGGGTTTCGCCAACGCATCAGCTACTATCAGCACCATAACGCCTAACCAGAAGGACCCGTTTGGGGGTACTGGTGCCGTTCGTTATGTGACTGCTGGTGGAACCTCTATCCGTAAGTTCTGGATAGGTGGGGTTGTCGTACCTATCGGAGTCAACGGCTGTCAGCAGGTATGGGTACGGAATCGGGCAGCTACGGCAATATCAGTTTCGGCTAATATAGGAACATCCCATGTAGATATTCCTGGGAACTCAGAGTGGACGCTGGTAAAGCATAACAGCGTACTGGGTGTAGACGGCACGTCTCAGATGCACTTGGATTTCGTTACTACTCTGGTGGGGGAGAATATTGATGTAGACTTGTTTCGCCCCATGCAGGATATCACTGCCACCATATCCTGTACTTCGTGGACACCCTCAACAAAAGCACTGGATAGTTTGACCGTACCCGTCACCAGTATAGGCAGTAGTTGGTCCATAGAATGTTGGGCTAAGAGTAATGCGGTGGGTTTGATTAATAAATGGGTATTCTCTTCCTGGCCCAAATTTGGGGTAGGTATAGGGGGAGGCTCTGATGTTTCCAAGGATGGATATCCTTACTTCTCTTACTTTGATGGCACTGCCATAGATGTGGGAGTACGGCAGCATGTATATGCTTCAGCGGCCTTGGCTAGTCCTACGGGGTGGAATCACTGGGTAGCCACTTATGATGGTACTACTGTAAAAGTTTATGTTAATGGTCTCGTAGTAATATCCTTTGCGACACCCCTGCCTAAACCCTGGACTAACGGCTCCATCCAGATAGGGTCTAATATTTACTGGCTCGGTGAAATTGCTAAGTTCCGAGTGCTTGATTTTGTCATGACGCCCCTTCAAGCTGACGATGCGTTCGTGGTTCCCTTCACTCGTTTGAGTTACCCAGGTTCAACTATTTGCGCCTTAGACTTCAACACCACTTCCTACTGGCAACAGGCCAGTACCGGAATGTTGAAAATGTACAATGGAGTACGGTGGGTTTTGGCATCCACGGTAGGTGCCCCTACGGGAACAAAGGTCGGAGATACCTTTGCAGAAACTCTGGAGCAACATAGTGCTGCGGCCTACACCGGGGTTGTTGATGCCTCTGATGATAATAAGTTGACAGGATTAGAGAAGCAGATGCTCAAAAAAGAGTGGGATGTATTGTTTGTAGAATACCCTCTTATTTTGGCGCAAGCAACTAGCGCACCAATCAGTCTGTCTGCCGCTGTTTCCCCTGTTTTGACCTACACGACAGCATATGCGGCTTTGGCTACTTACGTAAGTACCCTTAATTTAGTGGCTCCTTGGGATACCTCGACAATCGTCGGGGCCACTATGAGGACAAACTTCAAGAACTACTACGATGCCAAAACTGCGCTATATAATGCGGTAATGGCCAAGGCAGCTACCGTAGCGACATGGGATGGTGTGGCTGGGGCACCAGGGCTGGATAAGATTCTCAGCAATGACGCCGCAACAACCCTTGGGTTCAATCCGTCCTTCGAAGAGTGGACAACTACACTACCAAAAAGTTGGACTTCTTGGGGTGGTAACCCAGGACCAACAAAAGAAACCAGTCCCACCTATGTTAGATATGGCACCAATTCTGCGAAATTCATAACTAATGGTGTTCAAGATTGTGGCATGTTTCTATCCTCCATGTCCACATTACCAATGCCTATCGGAACTTTCGTGGCTGGCACTGTAGATATATACATAGGGGCTGTAGTAAGTGGGACTGGTAAGCCGGGGGCATTAATTCGTCTGTACACGGATACCAGTCTGAATAACTTTACTGAAGTGGCGGTACAACCCCCAACATTAACCCCAGGAGGCTGGCAAAAAATTCCATTTTCCCTGCGTGTGGGTTCAGCTCAGCAAATTTATGGTATTGGCGTCTATATTATGGGTTGCTGGACCGGTTTTACCAATCCTCTTAGATTCAATGGTACTTGTTATTTTGACGGCTTCTCGTTCGCCTTCTTTGACTCATCAACCGACAATACCAAGGTCACCTTGTCCAACAATGGGGTGCTCAATAATGGTGTAAACACCTCTCAGGTAACTATATCGGGCCTTGGATATTATGGTGACCCGTATGCCAACCAAACATACATTAGCGCCGGAAAAATTTATGGCATGAATGTGGGTTTAGGGGGCGGAACGGACGTAGCAAACGACTTGCTGACTGCGAGTATAAACTCCGCTGGAACAATGGCTAACTGGGATTACGTAACTGGCCGACCCAACGCGACCAAAATTGACGCTAATGGGGTTTACACCGGCACGGTTGAGGTTACTAACTTGCGAGTTGGGGCGGGGACCAATTCAAATAATACCATCGGCACTATTATGCTGAACAACAATGCGGTGACCATTCCAATATCAGTCGCGGCCAATACTGCAATATCTCCCGGAAACAATGGGACATATTTTGTAAACAGCAGAACACTCTCTGCCGGAGAGGTGGCCTACGTTGAAAAGATGTTTATTTTCGTCACATTCGCCACGGGTCGTGGGTGTTCGGCATGGGTTGAGGACCCCACCGGAACCAGAATCGGTCCGAAGTTTTATGCGGGTGGTAGCTTCAGTATCTTTTCCACTCCCGGTGCCGTAACCCTGTCTGTATCATGCGTTCCGGTAGCAGGAACCTACACCGTCAGAATGGAACGAGACGCCTATGGTACGGGTAGTGATTATTCCTGTACCGCAGAAATGCTATTTTTAGGATGCCGGAGATAATATGAGATATGCCGTATATGCCCTTGATTCAGGAGAAGTGCTGAAGTGCATCTCCTCACCATGCGAAGATGCCATAGGCGTCAACCATGACCCTGCCACTCAGGGTTATGTGGAGTTGGAAGACGAGTATACGCCCTTGGCCTTCACTCACATTATCGACGGAGAGATGGTTTATATCGAACCTCCTGTGATACCGCCCACTGAAGCTGATATTGTTAGTAGCTTGACCAAAGCTGTCCAGTGGCACCTTGATGAAACTGCTAGAACACACAACTACGATGGCATCCTCAGCCTTTGTTCGTATGCCACCTCCACCGACCCAACCTTCGCTGCCGAAGGGCAAGCAGGGGTCAACTGGAGAGACGCTTGCTGGCGCTACGGTTATACGATGCTAGGTGAAATAAAAGCAGGACTCAGGACCATTCCCACACCAGAAGAATTACTAGCCGAACTGCCAGTGATGGTGTGGCCTTAACCTTCAAATATAAGGGGTGCGACATGTCGCACCCCTAATACCAACCCAACTTGATGGTACACCCATCCGAGGATTAACCATGTCGATGTATCAAGTAGGCTTTGTGAGTGTAACAAATGGTCTGCCAACAGTAACCAACGCTAGTGGTTACCCAACCACGTTCTCGACCAGTATCCATGCGGGAAATTCGTTTTCCCTTCGTGGTGATGGAGTGGTTTACACCATAGCATCGGTGTTATCAGACCTGTCTTTCACACTTACCGTTCCGTACGCAGGAGTCACTGTAACTAATAGTTTGTACCAAGTATGTACAGACTTCACCCCCAACTACCACTTGTATGAGCCAAACCGGGGGGACATGGACTGGACCGACTACATGACGCAGGCTATGCGGGGTATAGACTCTGCCTTATTGAGTAAGGTTGATAGTTCAGCTCCTACGTTCACAGGTAAAGTAGTCACCCCCGCACCATTAACTACTGCGGCTTCACTAAACCTGCCCCATAACGGGGTTGTATCCCCTACTACCGGGATAGCTAACGGCGATGTTTGGACCACCACAGCGGGAATGTACGTGCGGATAAATGGAACGACTGTAGGACCTCTCGTCGGAGCAACGCCTATAGCCGCACTAGCAGTCCGAGGTACCGTGCTTAAAGCAGCCGCACAGGTAGACTCCGTAGCGGCAGATATTGCAACTCTAAAGACCGACTTTAACGCATTGCTGGCTAAGTTACGAACAGCCGGACATATTTAACCTACCAAAGGAGTCTACAGTGGCAGCGAAGCAAGTACAGAAAGCAGTTAACAAGTCTACTCGTGGTGACATAGAGCAGAAAGGAAAGAAGACCCGCAACAACAAACGAACCTCTATCGGAAAGAGCAAGAACTCCCACGACAACAGCAAGACTGCTTCGAGAGAGCGGAAAGGTAGGTAGCCATGAAGTTCAATCAGAATCACTTCACTGCCGCTTTAGGAGTTGCTTCTGTAGTCCTTACTGCTGCGGTAATAGGTAGCGGTTCGGAGCTTACGGTAGGTGAACTTCTATCTACCAAACTGGTCAATGCGGTAACTCCTCTGGGTATGTGCATGGGCTTCTTATACTTCCTTCGGGGAACCCAATACGATGTGCTCAAGGACATTTTCGAGGAGCACAACATGGCTGCTGCGGTTTTTGTAGCCTCTGTATTCTGGATAATCAGCCGACCTTTTCAGGGGTAGTCATGAAAGCTATCGTACTTATCCTAGGCTTGTTACTGATGCTTCCTGTACCTGTTAAAGGAGCAACCCTACAGCAGGAAGTCATCAAGCAAGCAGTAGCGGATCTCGGAGTAAGGGAGCTAACCAACCACAACGACAGTCCGCGCATTGACGAGGTTCTTACGTACATGCGGTTGCCGCTTAGGTTGCCCTATTGCGCCAGCTTTGTAGTCTACTGGTACAACCACGCAGGGTTCGGTGCGGTCCTTCCTAGGACGGGAGGGGTCATGGAGCTGGAGCGTAGGATGCGAAAGGATGAGCTGAAGTACAAGATCATTCGACCGGAAAGCGTCTTATTAGGCATAGTAAGTGTACAAGAAGCAGACATACTATGCTGGAATTACGGGGGCGGGAAAGGTCATACAGGAGTCGCGGTAAGGCCGGTAGGTAAGAAGGTGGAGACTATTGAGGCAAACACACAATCAGGGGATAAGGGGAATCAGCGTGAAGGTGGTGGAGTGTACCGTAGGTTGCGCAGCATTAAAGTAAGCGGTTCAGGTAAGCTTGATTGTTTTGCTAGAGTAAGATCACAAGAGGATAAGAAATGATAAACGAACTACGCGCTAAATTGAACGCATTATCTCCTAATAGGCAGGCCCTGATATTCTTTGGTTTGCTGATGTTAGCATCGGCACTGTACGGATGGTACTCCCGCCCTACCCTGCTGCCAACCCAGCAGTTTACTACTATGGCTCCATCTGCATTAGTAAAAGGAGTGTCTACATCTACCGTAAGCGTTCCCAAACTGAAGACGTTCAGTAAAACTGAACTAGCTAAAAAAGTGAACATACCTTTGGAAGTTATGTCTAGTGCAAGTAAGAACGTCACTGCCGTAGTCGAGCTACCGCCTTCTCGTGGCGGAACTGAGGTTGTTTCGGTGGTGGATTCGGTTACCGGAGAGACCTCTATACTAGCTAAGGAAAAGCCGTTGCCGTTATTTGGGTTTGAGAATCAGAAGAGAATTGGGGTGGGGGTAGGATTTGCTACTGGGCGGGATGTAAAGAATGTGCAGGAAGTTAAGGTATTCGCTGAGTGGACCTTTGTGCGTGTAGGTGGCGCATACGGTAGCGTTCAAGCAGAAGTAAACACTAACTCAGAAGCTAAGGCATTCGTTGCCTTAGACTACAGATTTTAATAGGGGACTACATGATACTCGACAAAGTTGATAAGGTTAACGGTTATCGCAGAGCCAAGCAGGTTGTTATAGACAACCCTAAGGATGGAATTCCGCGCCTGACTTTCGTGATGGAATGGATCGTAGATGTTGACGGAAGGGAAGTATCCATTCCAGCCGGTGAACTGTCTGAGAATCTGGACAATCCCGACCTTCCGTTAATGATAGTAAACCCCATAGATGACAGCGTCATCATGCCTGCCAACAGCGGGTTCTTGCAGGCGGTAATTTACAGCGACTACCAGCGTCGGGTAGCTCGGGAAGCGGCGGAGAACGCTGCTGAGGCGGTAATCTAATGGCTCTTGCTCATACAGTTTCAAACGTAAAATGGGGTGGACTTGATACGGTTTCCATTGCTTCTAATGTGCCCCAATTCTCTGACAGCTTCGACGTTCTGTCTGCGACGGTTGCGGGGGTAGCCATCGGGTTATCCCTCCAGGTTGACTGCTCCAGTAGTGCCCATATTCGTACTGACTTGATAGAGGTATTATCCTCTGCGGACAATGTTACCTGGGATACCACTGGTAACGCATACGCATCCAACTCTTTGTCTGTCCCCAACACAACACCACAGCACGTCACTGTTACCATCCCGCTCGCATACGCTGAGGTGCTTCGCTATTTCAAGGTTAGGATCACTCCGGCAATATCAACAGGCAGTTCTTACGTTTACACCATCACTTGCAATAAGGTGACTGTATAATGGCAATCAAGACCATTTCCAATGCTGGCGGATTATGGAGTGCTGTCGGGACTTGGGTGGGCGGTATTATCCCTACTGCTGCCGATGATGTAGTGGCCACAGCAACATCCGGTCCAGTGACTATCGGTGCTGCGGCGGTCTGCGGGAGTATCGACCTATCTCTCTACACGTCTACGTTGACCCATAACG